CGCGCACGGTGCATGAGAACGCGAAGATCATGGTCGAGGAGTCTGGCAAGTACGACGACTCCGCTGAGCTCGCGGCGATGTGCGAGGTCCTGAAGGATTCGATCTACTGTCCAGAGACGCGCTCGACGTACAAGGTACTCTCGTCCGACGCTGCGACTAAGCATGGCTTCCGACCGCACGCCGTCATCTTCGATGAATTCCATGCCCAGAAGAATCGCGATCTGTACGAAGCCCTGAAAAAGTCGATGGTCAAGCGGCGCCAGCCAGTGATGGTGCTGCTCTCGCACTCTGGTGATGACGACGAGGGCATTTGTTACGAGGAATATGAGTACGCCAAGGGCGTTCTGAACGGAACGAACTCGGACCCGGGCTGTCTGCCGGTGATCTTCGAGGCCGCGCCAGATGATGATTGGACCGATCCCGCGGTCTGGAGGAAGGTCAATCCCGGGCACGGTAAGACGGTGCAGACGGAGGGCATCCACGCCGAATGCGTCGAGGCCCAGGCCGAGCCGAGAAAGCTCAACGACTTTCTGAAGTTCCACATGAATCGCTGGGTGAACCAGGCGACCGCGTGGATCCCGATTGACTGGTGGGACGCCTGCAAAGATCCGCTGCCGTCAGATGACGAGCTGCGAGAGTTGATCGGCGCCGTCGGCATCGACATGGCCCAGAAGATCGACCTCGCCTCGTGCGTTGCCGTCTTCCGGCTCCCGCTCAAGCGGCGCGATGGCGCACCTGATGCCGTCGAAGTGCAGACCGAAACCGCGACTGGCGATCTCGTGAAGCGGACCGTGCCGCTGGACTATCGGATTGCGCTCGTGCCCGCGTTCTGGCTGCCAGAGGATACCCTGCGCGAGCGCGTCAAGAGAGATCGCCTGCCGTACGATCAGTGGCTCGCCGCCAAGCTGCTGCACCAGGTCGAGGGCGCCATCATCACGTCCGAGCCGATCGTCCGCTACATCGTCGGGAGACCGAGCGATCCTGGTTTACTCGGCAGGTTTCCGAAGTTGAAGGAGGCCGAGTTCGGGTACGACCCGGCCTTCGCCAGCGAGATCGCCGTCCGCCTGCACGACGACCACGATCTGAAGACGGTCGAGGTGCTGCAGAACTACAAGCATCTCTCCGAGGCCTGCCAGGTGTTCGAGGCCCTGGTGAAGGCGAAGCGCGTGCTGCACGGCGGGCATCGGTTGCTGCGTCACAACTTGGAGAACATCGCGATCAAGACGGACGACGCCGGGCGAATCCGCCCTGTGAAACCCAAGAAAGCCACGAAGCGCATCGACGGCATCGTCGCCAGCATCATCGGCCTCAGTCGGTTGATGGTGCAGACCGATGGCGAGAACGGCGACGCGTCAAGAGATTTCGAAGAGAGGGGGCTGTTCGTATGACGCGGCCATCCGGCGGCGCCGCGACGGCGGAAACGATGCGGCAACTGCGCGTCGCGATCCGTCGCGCCATCCGCACGCTGACCCTCGAGGAAGCGGCCGCCCGCGGAGGCGTGCACATGAACACCATCAAGCGATTGCTCCATGGTGGGAACATCAGCATTCGAACGGCTGCGCGGATCGTTGAAGGCCTCGGCGGCTGTTTGGAAATTCGTCTCGGTAAATAAAAAACACCATATGTTGTCCAAGGACTCTGGAAAAATCTGCGAAGGTATGGGGGAAATGTGACAGCTCGACGACGCCGACGCCGCTTCAGGCGCCCGCAGCTCTCGCCAGCAACGTGGGCGGAACTTGTAGGCGCGATGTTGTTCGGTGTCGGCCTGGCCCGTATCTACGCGCCGCTCGCGTGGCTCTGGGCCGGAATAGCCGCATTCGGGCTGGCGTATCTGCTGGAGCTGAGGCCGACAAACGATGCTGTGGCGGGAAGTACTTCACGCGCGCGCCGACCGGACCGAACGCCGGGCCGTGGTGACGTCGGCGGGCACGCTGGAGACCCCGAGTAGCCCGACCCTCTTCGGTGATGGCCGTCCCGTCGCATCTGGCGTCGTCGTCAACGAGCGGCTCGCTGAGGGCATCCCTACCGTCTTCTCCTGCGATCGCGTCATCAAGCAAGACGTCGCGCGCTGCCCGATCGAAATCAAGAAAAAGGGCACCGACGGCAGCCGCAAGATCGACGTCGAGAATCCCGTCCACATCGCGCTCTTCGAACAGCCCAACCCCTTCATGTCGCCGTACGACCTGAAGGAGACGGTGCAGTCGTACCTGAATCTGTGGGGCAACGGGTACGCCGAAATCGAATGGCTGCAGGTGGCCACCAGCGCCAATAGCGGGCGTCGCCTCGAGGTTCGGCTCTGGCCGCTCGACGCGTCGCGGATGACGGCGAAGCTGAACTCGCTCAACCAGCTCCAATACACGTACCGCATGCCGGACGGCAAGGCAAAGGATTGGATCTTCGACCCCGCGAAGCCGCCGATCCTGCACCTCCGCCAGAACTGCGTTGACGGTATCAACGGCCGCAGCCCGATTCAGGTGCTGCGCGAAGCCATGGGCACGTCGATCGCGGCGGACCGCTTCGTGAGCCGGATGTACGGCCAGGGCGGCCATCCTCGGACGGCGCTGTCGACGTCGCAGAAGCTGACGGTTGAGGCCGCCTCAAGGATCCGCAACGACTTCGAAACGCTGACCGTCGGCGAACACAACTGGCATCGCGTGGTCGTGCTCGATCACGACCTCAAGCCGGTGCCGCTCGTGATGCCGAACCGCGACGCACAGTTCGTTGAACTCCGCAAGTTGGGGCGCGATGAGACGTGCGGGATCTTCCGCGTGGCGCCGCACAAGGTCGCGAACATGGGCGCCGCGACCAACAACAACATCGAGTGGCAGGGCATCGAGCATCTCGGCGATTGCCTGATGCCGAACTTCGTGACCTGGACGGACGCGATCGGCCGGTGCCTGCTGCGTCCGATGTCGTTTGGCACGCACTACGCGCAGTTCAACGCGCGCGGCATCGTCCGCGGTGAGTTCCGCTCCACGAACAATTCCCTGCACCTGATGCGCCAGGACGGCGTCATCAGCGCGAACGATTACCTGCGGCTGCTCGACATGGACGACGTCATCAGCGAGGCCGATGGCGGCAACTTGTACATGGTCAACGGCAACATGGTGCCGCTGCGCCGGGATCCGGCCGCCTCGCTCGACATGCCGGAGCCGCCGAGTGGAGTCTCGCACTAATGCGTAGCATCGAACATCGCAACGCTGCGGCCTCTGAGGTGGAGCGTCGGCTCGCGACCGGTCGCGTCGAAGTCCGCGCTGCGAGCGCGGCAGATGGCGGAAAGTCCCGCATCGGCGGCTACGGCGCGCTGTTCAACAGCGAGACCGTGATCGGTAGTTGGTTCCGCGAGAAGATCATGCCCGGCGCCTTTGCGGGCGTGATCGGCAAGGATTGTGACGTTCGGGCGCTCTTCAACCACGACGCCAACTTCATTCTTGGCCGGAGCACCGTCGGCACGCTGCGGCTCAGCGAAGACGACACGGGCCTGCAGTACGAGGCCGACGTCAACGCGGCCGATCCGATGGCCGTCGGCGTGGCGGCGCGCATCGCCCGCGGCGACGTGAGCGGGAGCTCGTTCAGCTTCCGCGTGAAGACGGAAGAGTGGATCTATCCCGACGAGGGATCCGCGGATCTGCCGCTGCGCATCATCCACGAATACGCCGAACTCTACGACGTCGGCCCGGTGACGTTCCCGGCGTACGAAGACACGACGTCAGAGGCGCGTGTCCGCCAGGTCCTCGAAAACCGGAGTGTCCCGAAAAACATCTCGACCAAGAAGGCCCCGACGGATACGCCGTGGTCGGCGCCGGCGCTCGGTGACTTTACGTCGAAGACGTGGAACGAGCTGAGCGGGAAAGAGCGGACCGGCATTGCCGGGCACTTCGCGTGGAAAGCCGGCGACGCGTACAGCGATCTGCATCTGCCGCACCATCGCGCGTCGGATGGCGCGATCGTCCTGCGCGGTGTCGTCGCGGCCGCCGGGCGAATCGATCAGACGGCCGGCGTCAGCAAATCAGCCGTCCGCGCGCACCTCGAGGCGCACTACCACGCCTTTGGCCTGAAGGCTCCGTGGGAAGCCAACGCGTCGAGCCAGGCGGATGTCGATGCCGCGATCGCGAGGCAGGACGCGGAGCTCGGCGAGGAGGCGGCCGAGCTCGTGCAGTATCAGACGATCGCGACGATGCTCGAGCAGGCCACCGCCACGGTTGGCTCGGCCATCGGTCTCGCGCGCGAGTTGATCGCCGACGAAACAGAAACGCCGACTGAGACCGACGCCGGTGAAGCGGCGGAAGAGGAAGTGGAATCCGCCCGCCTCGTGTCGTTGGTTGCTTTTTGTCGCCAATCGTGCGCCACGCTCGAGGGCGTGTCCGCACTGGCGACCTCACTCCTCGAAGACGAAGACGACGATGCCGCCGCTGCTGGCGCGTCCGCGACGTTGGACGGATCCAACGCCATCGCCGACGCCGACCGCGGGCGCCGGTTGCAGCTGGTCCACGCGCAATCACACTTGCAGGGAGCCTAGAGTTTATGACTTTCACGATCCTGCCGTTTCTTGTGGCCTTCATGGCCGGCTTGGCGCTGATGCCCGGGCTGAACATCTACTCGATCAACGCCTGGAACGTCGGCACGGCGAAGGTCGATCCCTGGCGCCAGCGGTCGAATGGCGTCACGCGTGCCGTCGCGGCCGCGTTGACGTGGTTCGCGCGCCTCTGGCGATCGCGCGTCGGTCGCCTCAGTCTGGCGGTTGGCCTCGCGCTGCTGGTGGCGTATCTCGCCAGCGGACACGGCGCCGCCCTGCAGCACGTCACACTCGCCGCCATCGTGCCTGGCACGGCCGCGGAGATGCGTGAGAAGCGCGAGAAGCTGATTCGCGACGCCGGCGAGCTGATGGGGCCGAACAACACGTTCGACAAGCCCGAGAAGCGCGCCCAGTTCGACGAGATGATGGCTGACGTCCAGGCGTATGCGACCGCCATCGAGGATGTGGCGCGCGGCGAGCGCGTCGAAGCGCTGCGTCGGACGACTCTGCCTGAATCGCAGCGGCAAGAGCTGGACTCACCGGTCGCGCCTGAGAAGGCCGTGTATGAGCGCGCCCTCGGGTCGTATCTCCGCGGCGTCAGTCTCGGCGACATGGAGCGGGAAGATCGGGCGGCCCTGCAGGGTAACTTCCGGAACTTCACCGCTGCCGAGCGCCGCGACATGGCGACGTATTCTGGCGCCAACGGCGGGTTCATCGTCGCGCCTGACACCCGGTTCTACGGAACGATCATCCAGGCCATGAAGTTCTTCGGCGGCATGGAAACGGCCGGCGCGCAGGTCATCGAAACCGACACGGCCGGCGACATGCCTATCCCGATGGGCGACGACACCGGCAATGTCGGCACGATCATTCCGGAAGCCAAGGCGTCCGGCCATGCGGGCGGCGTCTCGCCTGTACTGACCGAGCTCGTGCTGCGCGGGTATCTGTACAGCTCAAAGGTCGTGAAGGTCTCCTGGCAGATGCTGCGCGACCCGGCGCTGGACGTGGAAGGCTACGTCGGCGGGCTGCTCGGCGAGCGTCTCGCCCGCATCCAGAACACCCACTTCACCAGCAGCGGCACCGGCGCCGGCATGCCGCAGGCGCTGACAAAGAAGGTCACCGTCGGCAAGCAGTCAGCGGTCGGCAACACCACTTCGG